GATTGCTAAAAGAGGATTTGATATATCACCTATAAACAACTTAAATACTGCAGCAGAGATTAATAAATTTCTTGATGAAAAATTTATAAGTAAAGAACTTGTAGGAGTGTCACTTAAAAAATCTGAAGGCATAACAGAAGCAATAGAGAGTGCTAGTGCTAGATTTGAGGTGATGAATCAAGAACCTCCTGCAGAGAGAAGAGCAAAAGTTTCTAGTTATAAATGGGTTGATAGAAATAGCACAGGTGGATATGATTTATATTTTGAGAACAAAGGAAAACAATCTATTGATGTTTATTTGTACTATGGTAGTGGTGAATTTGATAAGTTTCAGTTAAGAAATTTTGGAGGTCAGAAAGCATCATGGCAAATAGAATTAAAAGGAGCAACAGCAGCACATGGTCGTTGTGGTGGAGGTAATGTTGCTAGTATTGTGAATGAATATGCTCCTAATGCTATGCCTTGGGATAATACAAATTTTTACAATAGTTGCAGTCTTACCAATAGAAATGCTAGAATAGGTATAACTAGAGAAATTTGTGAATTGTTGGTAGAATTTGATGCAAAAAATATTATCAGAGGATTGGCACAGGAACGTGACCTTGCACAGTATGAAATAATTGTTGCAAGAAAACCACAAGAATGGAGATACAGTAAATTAAATGGTCTCAGGTTACTAAAAGCATTGAGAGATAATCCAACCAAGGCAGATCAAATTGTACAGGCATTATATTTGTTTGCTAGTTCTCAATTAGATTTCTCATCAGTATTTGTGAAGGTGTATTGATGGCAAACGTAACACAGTTAAAACATTTAGAACATTTAGAAGATGAGATGCTCAACTATGGAGTTGAGGGATGTATGGCTGCGGTTAGTTTCCTACAAGAAATAAGAAAAATGCTTGGGTGTGATAATAGCACAGGATTTATGCAGACTAAATGGGATGGCGTGCCATCAGTTGTTTGTGGTATTGATCCTTTAACGGATAATTTTTTTATAGGAACTAAATCAGTCTTCAATAAAGAAGAACCAAAAATTGCTGCCAGTGAAAATGGTATTGATATGTACTATGGTCATCAACCTGATCTTGCAAAAAAATTAAAATTATGTTTTAAATATTTTTCTCAGTTAGGTATCACTGGTGTGATACAAGGTGACTTTTTAGCAGATAAATCTGATGTAAAAACAGAAACTGTTAATGGAGAGAGACTCTACACATTTGGTAATCAGGCACTTACATATGGTATACCAGTTGACCATCCAATAGGTAAAAAAATTAAAAATGCTGAGGTAATTATAGTATTTCATACACATTATACAGGTGATGATGTACCAGTAATGCAAGCAAAAGCTGGTGTTGGCGAAACTCTAAAAGAAATTAAAGAAGTTGCTATCATTAATAATGATACACCCATGCATAAGGTAGGATTGAATCATCAAGAGGAAATAAATTTTGATAAGATGATTTCTGCTATAGAAAAAAATTGTAAAGAGTGTGGAGATTTTTTAGATCAGTTAGTTTTATTCTCAGGTACAAAAGGAGACGAAAAATATCACGTTGCTTCCTATGTAAAACAGTTTTTTAACTCAGAAATAAAAGCAGCACGTGCCATTGGTGATGTCAGTAAAACTTTTGCTAGTCTGTATAATTTTTACTATGATAAAACAAAAGCATTAGTAGATAAAATAAAGACACCAGCAACAAAAGCACAAAAATCTAAGTTAATACATCATAGTCAAAACTATCTTAGAGAAAATGAAGATAAGTTCAAGGCAATGATAACTTTATATAAAAAAATACAAGAGAGCAAGCAGTTTATAATTGATAAGTTAGATAAATTAGAGACTTTTAGAACATTTGCACTTACAGACAATGGATATAAGGTCACAGGACCTGAGGGTTATGTTCTACATAAAGATGGTGACATGGTAAAACTTGTTAATCGTCTAGAATTCTCATACATTAACTTTACACTAGCAAAAAAATGGCGTTAAAGTGCAACAAATGTTATTTTACCTTTGGTAGGTTTCAACCTCCTACTACAGGTCATAAGGAGAACTTTGATGCAGTAAAACGTATTGCAGGGTCACATGAGTATAGAATTTATATCTCACAATCTGTAGATAATAAGGGAAATAACCCTCTTTTACCCGTTAGAAAACTATATTATATGAACAAGATGTTTCCTACACATAAAGGACATATCTATAGTGGACCTAGAGATCCAGTAGCAGTCTTACAGGACATAATGATGGCAGGATTTGATGAGTGTGTGATGTTAGTAGGATCTGATAGAGTACAAGCGATGCAGTGGATTCATAAATACAATGGTAACGATAAAGACTTTTCTTTTCGTACATTAGACATCATATCTTCTGGTTCAAGGGATGCAGATGGTGATACATTTAAAGTATCAGGAACAAAAATGAGACGAGCAGCATTTGCTGGCGATTATAAAACGTTCAAGTCTGGTATACCAAGTGCTCTAGGGGATGCTGATTGCAAAACTTTAATGATGGAAGTAGCAGCGAACTTACCCGCAAACTATAAATGATAAATTTTAAGAAATTACGAGAACAAGCACTAAGACAAGAGCAAAGACACGAAAAAGGTCTGAGCGAGGGTGATAGTGTCATGTCTTCAAGAACAGGAGTCAAAGGAACTATCCATAGAGTGGGTGGTAACTATGCAATTGTTATATCTGAAGAAGGAAAAATGTTTCGTGAATGGATTAAGAATGTTAGAGCTATAAATAATACGAGAAGAACCTCCTTGTAAGTAAATGAAGAAGCAAGATACAATTAACACCGTCAAAAACAATGATGATTTTTCATCAGGTTTGATGGAACAATATAATAAGTGGATGGGTGGCGATTGCTTCCAGAACACTAACATACCAGATTTTCACTTATCTGAAGCACCATTTGATGGCATGGATCCACAGTCACACGGTGCAGAAATAGAGAATACTCTGACTAAAAAGAAAGGTCCTAAGAAAGAATCTCCTAAAGCACAACTTGCTACTAAGGAAGAGACAGAAGTTTGTAAGAAATGTGGTGGTTCACATCCTACTGAGGAGTGCCCAAACATTTTAGAAAGAGAAGAGATAGAAATTGATGGAGAGTTAATGGTTCTTGAAAAGATTAAGATTGAGAACTGGGATAATATAGAAGAAGGTAGTATGAAGACAGCTCGTGCTAATGTTGGTGCTTCTACATGCTGGAAAGGATATAAGGCAAAGGGAACTAAGATGAAAGGAGGAAAATCTGTTCCTAATTGCGTTAAGGAAGATGAGTTTCATCATCAGAAAGACAAAGATGGTAATACAATACCACATGAAGATGAGATAAAAGAAGGTAAGAAGGGTCTTTATGACAATATTCACGCTAAGAGAAAGAGAGGAGAATCTCCTGCAAAACCTGGCGATAAAGGATACCCTGCTAAAGATGCATTTAAGAAGGCAGCAGAATCAGTAGAGCATGTAACAGAGAAAAAGTTAGATCCAGTTGGAAAAGAAGACGGTGACGTAGATAACGATGGTGATAAGGATAAGTCAGACAAGTACCTACTTGCAAGACGCAAGAAGGTCGGCAAAATCATTGCCATGTCTAAGAAAAAATAATGAAATCCTACGATCAATTCAAAACTGATTCTAAAAAAAGAAAGGAAAAACTAAAAAATAAAAAGGTTGGCAACGTAGAAGTCATGCCCATCATCAAAGATGGTCATGGTAAAGGTATGACTACTCGTGCTACGAATGAGGAGGTGTTAAATGAAAAGTCAGTCTCAAAATCCCAACAAAGATTCTTCGGGATGGTTAGAAAAGCTCAAAAAGAGGGTGAGAAGAAAGCTTCCTCACCTGAGGTTGCCAGAGTTGCTTCCAGCATAAAGATGAAGGATGCAAAAAAGTTTGCATCTACTAAACATAAAGGACTACCAGAGAAAAAGGTAGCAAAAGAAGAGACATGTGGTAAAGGAGAGTACTATTGTAATGATAGTCAGAAGTGTAAACCCATTCCTAAAGGTATGAAGGTAAGGGGTGATGGGTTTTTGACTAAAGAATCATTCGAGTCTGGTGTACTAAAAGCAAGAAGGTATCATAGAGTAGGAAAACTCATGTCATTCAAGGAATTTATGAAGATTATGGGTGAAATTTTGGGGGAATGGGAAAAGTAATAAATAGATACACACACATTATGGATTAATACCATGTTTTCGTTTTTACTTCCACTTGCAACAAAAATAATTTCTGATGCAGTAGCTAAGATTCCTGATAATGAGGAACTTGGAGAAAAATTAATAGATATTTGCTTAGTTATCCTAGGTAAGGCAGTCAAACTGACCAAAACTGATATGGATGACAAGTTACTTGAGACTGTCAAAGCCGCTATAGCAGCAAAGGAATAGTCCTTTTATAAATAAAACTTAGAACAATACACGATTAGAGAAAAAGATGTCACTTATTGGAACAACGGATGCAGCTGCATTCTCACAAAGGATTGGTGTCACTAACGGTGATGCCACTGTCACAAAGAACGCTGCTGACACCGTTGTCGGTGGTGATGTACTTTCAATTTCTGGTGTTAACTACATTGTTAAGACCGTTACTAGTGGTACTAGCATAGAATTACACAAAGCATATGCTGGAGCAACTGCAACAGTTGCTAATACTGCTGTAATTAAAAGAACTCCTCCAAAACACGTTGCAGAATTTGTAATTGTGGGTGGAGATTCTAATAGTTATGAGTTGGTTTTTGCTGATTCTACTGAGGGTTCTCTTGCTGAGAGTAAGTCTCGTGGTATTAGTAATCCTGGTTGGTGGGTATATAGAACTTATACTGATCATGCAGGTAACACACGTCATAAGGCAGAATGTGTAGCAGCACTTACAGTTGCTTCTGGCACATCTGGTGACATGGCTGATGATACAATCGCTGCTGATGTTGCATCTTCTGTATCTATTGGTACACAACCCGCTTCTTCCACATCATCTTCTGGTGCTGGTACATTTGCGAACCTTGCTACAAGTACAACAGGAACACCTGGAACACTTGCATATGTTTGGCAACGTCAGACTGCATCTGGTAAGCGTTGGCAGAATATCACTGCTTCACTTGATACAGGTATTACTTATACTAACTTTACTACAGCCACACTTGGTTACACTGGACTTGCTGGTGCTACCCTAGATGGACAGAAGTATCGTGTTAAGATCACATCTGCTAATGGTACAGAAGAAGTAATCTCTAACGGAGCAGCAACCCTAACATTCGGATCATAATGAATGAATATTAGTGAATTGAACCAAGAAAATTGGTTAATCTTTGCAATTAAAAATTATAACAACCCGTTGTCCGTCACCTATTCAGATTTTGAAGAAGACTTGAAGAGATTTAAGTACATCAAAAGACTACTGAGAAGGTATGAGTCAACGGGAGAGTTGAAGACTCACCTGATACTTAATCATGTGATAGTATTATATAATGTCTTTGATGAGGCAGCAACACCGCTGCTATTCTATAAATTAGAAGAGACATATTGGTCTGTAATCAAGGCATTTATGTTATTTCTAGATAGATTACCACCTGTACTTAACAAGGATGTTGACGAGGAATGTCTAAAACAATTGAATCTAATATGAATGAAATGATTAACTCAGCTGGCGATGGTTCTGGTCTACAGTTACCTCCCGCATTTGTTATGGTAAACCCTAGACAGCATCGTAAGTATAAGAAAAATAATGAGACAGTGGATGGTCGTACCAAAGGTGCAAAAGATCTCTTCTCCCGCATACAACGCAGAAAAATGACTGGAACTAAAAAAGAACATACCGAAATTGAATCTCCAATCACTGAAGTAGTTGCTTCTGATACTGAGAGAGCTCAGAAACAAATCGGACAGATGAAAAAACTTAATCGTCAGAAAGATTTGCAGAAGAAACGTGGTGAAGCGAAGGAGAAAATGGTCAAGAAGACCAAAGAGATGGATACTCTTATGAAGGCAAGACTTTCTGATTTTAAAAAGAAAGCAGCAACACAAACCAAAAAACTAAAACGTAATAATGAGGAAACTAACGTGAAAAAAGATGTAATTATTGAAAAACAAGACGTAGTACAAGTAGCACTAGACGTTGCTACATCAGAACTGAATCCACAAGGTGAAGGTTCATTCGCAAAGATCCAATTCGGTGATGGATCTGTACAGAATTTAGATAACTTCTCTGCAAAGAGAATCGCAGCATGTTATGGTCAGTTGGATGATACACATAAGCAACAGTTCCAATACATGTTGAACAAAGATGCTTCTACATATCAGTCTGCACTTGATTTCGCTATCAGAAACGTGTAGATAGGGCAATGTCTGAGATAAACACAGCAATACTAGAAAGATTAGAAAAAGTAGTTGACACACTTCAAGAAAACTCTATGAAGATGGGTCAACTTCTTGCTGTGCATAATGAGAAGTTAGACAAACAAGATAAAATAGACGAAGTTCTATTTGAAAAATTAGATAGATTATCAGCAGATCTCAATAGAGAAACAGATTATATCAAGAAAGGATGTGAGAGAGATATAAGAAAGGTAGATGATAGACTCAGGTTAATGGAAAAGAAGATGTGGACAATAGCAGGAGCATTGTCTGTTATTTGTTTTCTTGTCTCAGCACCAGGTCAAAAATTGCTTAGAGGCATGGTTGCAAACCAAAGCTTGACAGAATCAATATCAACCCCTATAATGAGATCATTGGATTAATCATTATGAATGTCGTATATCGACGATAAGTACATAAACTTAATATCTCCTCGCCTATCTCTCTTTACTCGCAAGAAAGCAGGACTCTATAACTTTAGATGCCCTTATTGCGGAGACAGTAAAAAGAGAAAGAACAAAGCGAGGGGATATTTTTTTAAAATTAAAGCAGATTACGTATACAAATGCCACAACTGTGGTGTTGGTAGAACTTTGTCTAATTTTTTAAAGGATCAAGACATATTATTACATGATCAATATGTCATGGAAAAGTTTAAAGACTCTACCTCTAGTACAGGAAAGGGGTCTTACACACCAAATCCGAAACTTAATTTTTCACCTCCTAATTTTGTTAAATCTGCTACTGGTCTAGAAAAAATCTCAGACCTAAATATTTTTCACGAGGCTAGGAAATATCTAGAACAAAGAGGCATCAAAGATCTCGACTACTTCTACTACTGTCCAAAATTTAAAGAGTGGACTAACAAACAGAAGCAGACATTTGATACCCTCAGGCAGGATCATCCCCGCATCATCATTCCATTCAAAGACAAACAAGGTAACCTTTTTGGATACCAAGGCAGATCACTAGCACGCAACGCTACACTTAGATATATCACGATCATGCTGGACGAGGAACAACCCAAGATCTTTGGACTGGATAGAATAGATACAAACAAA